ACATGGCTACTTCAGACCATCCATAGCTGTGATCGCCATCATCCCACCATACACGCAGGGTTTTACCCTCTCTGATATCCCACGCTAGATCGGAAATATCTCTTCCTTTTTTCTCTCCAATCGCAGACCAGTAATCATTACCCTTGAAAGGGGGGTAATTCACTTTTTGGCCACGCAGCGATTCCTACTACTGCCAGCACCAAGGCAGCAGCAAAAACTAAAGTTATTTTTTTCACGAATTCCTCTTCCAGAGATAGCCCCTCCCGGGCCCGCGCCGGCAATACTATCCTCTGGAAAGAGGTTCCGCAAAAATCACTACACCTTAACGAAGCTGGCGTCCGGCAATCCGTAGGCGAATGTATCTCCTGCGGACTGTTTCAGTCTGACGATGGAGTCGTAACCCACTGGCTGCATACCAACGCCTTGCCATGAAATGCCGGCGCGGTACTTATAGCCAGTTCCTGCCGCAAATGCCTGACCAGGCGCTGGGCCGGTAAGAGGCGGAAGCACCACGCCCAGGTACCACTTTGTAGTGGCTTCACCACGCAGCAGTGGTGCACCTGCGTCGACGTAACGACCATCACCTGCTTCATAACCTTTATCCATCCAAAGCGTCATTTGCCCGTTGGTTGGGTGCTGAAGTACCAGTGCCCAGGCGTTGGGGTTGGCAGACTTCAGACCGGAGTTGTTCTGAGTCGAAACAAACGGCACTCGCGAAGCATTGCCGCCGCCAAGCACGAGCTGAGTGTCCTGCCAGCCACCGGTGATTGCCTGAAGTGCGTAATCGGTAATGACGTGTACCGCTTCCAGCGCATGGACATCTGCTGTCACCTCCATGCCCCATGCTCGAAAGTTGATGTTGAACGACTGACGCAAAACATAGCGCCCGGCTGTCTTTGTGTTATGAGCCTGCACCTCATTAACGATCTGGACGTTTACACACTGCGCCGAGCCTGACCCGCTACTTACCGCAGTGTCGTCTGCGTAAACCCGATAAAGCATGTTGCGAGCTGTTGGCGAGCCCGTTGCATCACCATTAGATCCATGAGAGCCACCGGTAAAAGCAATCGCGCCTCCATCACCGTTGGCGTCGGCAGAGACTTGGAACGGTGGCAAGTAATCAGAGCCCGTGGTGCTGAGTTGAGACCAGACGGCGCTGGAAAGATCGCTACCCGGCGCCCCTTCCTGAGTAATGAGGTTTGGCAACTGATTGACCCCAAGAAGGCCAAATGTCATGCGGAAGCAACGGCCGGCGCTGGCCCAGGCAACGCGTAGCACGTTACTAGAGATCGACCATTTGACCGGCATGGTATCGCCAGAGCCTGTCGGTGCCGCTGCGAGGGTGTAATTGCTTGGGTCGATGATGTAGCTGTAGCCGGCCTGAAAGTTTTGGTTGCTGCCAATCGGAGTGCCAAAGGCAGGAAGCGCCGCGGTGTCCACAGATAGCTTTACAGACAGTCCAGCTACAACGGTGCTTTCCAGTCGAATAGTCTGGATACCATCACGCACAAGAGTGGGCGTCCCCACATCGGTGTAGTTCACGACGATAAGCGCCGCGTTTGCATCGGTTTCATAATTTAGTGCGTCAATTTCCTCAATCATCCAGCCATCGTCAGGGCCAGGCAAAAGGGTTGTGCCGTTCTTGAAATAGGCCAACCGGTAATACTTTCCTGCTCGGGCGCCATGAACTTCGGCACTCAAAATACTGGACATGAATGCGGCAGGGGTGAAACTGGTGACACCTGCCCGCGTCATCTTACGCTGTGGGTAGACGCTGCCCTTATTCACCAGCAGAGAGCTCCCGAGCCCACCAATGACCTGGTATGCATTCGGGTCGATGATCCATGAGTAGTGCTGACGCTCGCTCGTCAAGGCGTTAATCGCGCTGCCAGCCGCAGGCAAGAATGCTGCGTTAATCGTAATAATAAAGCGCAGCCCAACCCTAGCCGCTGGAGTAACAACAAAAGTCTGAACACCGCCAGACCTGACTATGTCAGCAGGAGCATCGGTGTGGTTGTGGATTATCGTGGCAGTCCCGGTACTCAAGTATGAGGAAGCCTCAAACTGTTCAATCACGATGCCCTGATCAACATTTCCTCCAATGTTTGAATCGTTCTGAAAAAAGGCAATACGGAAGTACTTGCCATCAATCAGCGTCTCCGCGCCGATAACACGAACATCCAATATGAGGTTATTGAATATAGGGTTGGCTGGGGAGATAACGCCGCCTCGACTCAGCTGCTTGAAAGGGAAGCCCTTGGCCTGATTGACCGTTCGCGAATCAATCAGTGCACTCGGGTATCGCTTTTGCTCGACCGCCGCCCCACTCACGTTCCTATAGAGAACTAAGTATTCGAAAGAGTCAGCAGACACGACACTGAAATAGCGACCAACAGCAGTGGCGCCAAGGCCTGATACGGTATCCGGATAAACGACAGCACTCAATTGAGCAGCATCTGAGGCCGTTTGTGCCGAAGACATGTATACCGCAGCCAACCCCGAGCTTTGAGCGGCCTGAGCTTCTGCTACGCCCGCTATAGATGCTGAATCAGCCGACTGCTCAGCAGCAGCGCCAGCCTCTTGCGCGAAGGCTCCGGCAGCTGTAATCGCCTGATCCACGTCACCGAATTTATCCGCGATAGCTTCCGCCTCATTGGCGCTTTGCGCCGCACTATCGCGCGCGTCAAACAACTGCTCCACCAGTTCGTCACCCGATCCTGAGCCATCCACAGGAACTTTAACTGTCCGGTCAATCTGCTCTTGGAGCTGCTGAGAGATCATTACCTGCTTATCGAAAACATCCTCATGGGTCTCGGCAAGAAACTTTCCTTGGTTTCTGAGGCTAGTGCCCTGAGTGATTTTTAGCTCTCGCGAAATACGCAAGTCATTGCCAGTTGGGGGTGGGACTGCAGTTGTTACCGAGCCTCCGTCAGCGTCACCAGCCCCTTGAACTGTGTAATCCGAGTTCAAAACGAGCGTCTGCGTCACCCGGGTAGCCCTGTTAATCAGAAGCACTACCAGATCTCCACTCTCGAAAAATTTGAAGTTGAAAGGGAAAACAGTGGTCACATCGTTTCCTGGGAAAATCGCAACGCTGTTATTTGTCTGAACGGTCACGGTTGTGACTCCTTTCCTATAGGCAAAAAAAATCCCGCTCAATGGCGGGATTCGTTGTGGTTGGGCTCAGTTAACGGGCAATGCCCAGCGGGTCGAGGTAGCTCTGTGAAGGTTTGACCAGGAACTTCTGGCCGTTTTCTTGCTGAATACGTTGCTCGGTCCGGCGCAGCGATCCGGGGTTCATGGCCTCTTGCACCGACCACAGGAACAGGTGATCCATGGCGATGCGCGTATAGAACAGGTTGAGGAATGGGGTGTTGTTCTGGGCCAGGCGCAGCGCTGATGACGCGGCGTCATCGCCAGATCGGACCTTTGCCCATAGGTCTAGAGCATTAGCGGCGGTGCCAAGTGTTGGGCCAGCCAGGGTTTCCAGCGGTTTGTTGCCGAAGCGGCTGACCTCGCCGAACATGAAGTCACCCATGATCCCGAACCCGCCACCTTGGGTCATTGCGGCAATCCACGTCTTGGGGTCATCGGCCGGCCGGGGCTGGCGACCCTTTACCGCATCCTTGGCGGACATGGACAGATACCCGAATGCGGTAGTCCACAGCAGCAACTGGGCCATGGCCAGGCGCTCACCGTTGCCATTGCGCAGGGCGGCGATCAAATCCTTACTGCCTCGATAACCTTCGCCCAGCGGTGTCGGCGCGTAGCCTCGGCCATACAGCTCCCGGCCAAGGGTCTTTTGCATGTACGCGGCGGGGAAGCTCTTGAACTGGGTCATGAAGCGGTTGAGGTCGCCCATGATCGTGCCCGGCCGGGTGCCTTGGTTCATGATCGAGCGTGTGCGGGCATCAGGTTCCAGCACCGCATAGCTGACCCGGTCGTTCACATAGGCCCGTAGGCTGCGCTCCATGCCTTCGCGGGTTTCGCGAATAGCCGAGTCACTGACCTTTCGGCCCTGCTCGGTGAGGTACGCACTGATGCGCTCATCGGGAATACCGGGTATACCGTCGGTGGTCATGTAGTCCCGGCCGTCAGCCATGCGGGTATCCATCCCGCGCAACAGATCCCACTTGCCGGCGTCTAGGTCGTACAGGCCAAGCGTACGGCGCAGACCCGCATCCATCGTGCCCCAGGCCCTGCCTTTGTTCTGCGCCAGGTTGTGCGCCATCATCAGGCCTGCGCTTGCCTTGTTGGCATCGGTCCACCAGGACAGGCCGTTCAACTTGAAGAACAGCGACATCCCCCGCGACATCTTCCCGCCCACAGAGTCATCGGCCGAGAAACGCCGCATGATCTCCCCTCGCATCGAATCCCCATACACACCAAAGCTCGACAGGATTTCACGCTGTTCCAGGCTACCGCGTCCCTTGGCCAGGCCGGCGGTCATTTCTCCCAGCGAACCCAGGAAGCTTTTGCCCTGGTACCGCATTTCACTGGCGGCAACAGGGAGGTCGGCGAAGCTGGACAGCAGAGCACCGCCAAGCTTTGACAGCGACTGCCAGGCCCGAACATTGGCTGCAACTCTCGCGCCCCATGCGTTGCCCGGTATGCGGGTTGCACCGCTGACCTCGGCGAAGCGGTTGGCGATCATGTTGCCGCGCGCGGTATTGAAGTTGGTCAGCGCTTTGGGGTCGCCCGACTTGCGCACGTCCTCGGCCAGGATATCCATGGCCATGTTGAGGTTGGCCTCTGGGTTGGTGCCCAGTCGACGCATGATCGCGGTGTTCTGCCCGGCCATGTCCAGGCCGCGTAACACGGACTCGCGCAGATTTCCGGTGCCAAACATCGTGTTGTACTCGTGCCAGGCCACACCATCCTTGAAGTGCAGAACGCGTTCCTGGCTGACCTTCTTGGCGATGTTTGCCGGACCTTTGAACCCATTGGCAGGCGCGTCACCTGGCGCCTTGAGGTGGTCACCGGAGACCAGGCCGTCATACACACCACGCAGGAACTGTGCGGGATTGGTCACATCGTCGAATGTGCGCGGATCCAGCCGCGGCTGAATTTCCTCAAACCATTTATCAAAGCCTGCAGATCCGATCTTTTCGCCGTCATGGCTCTGGCGGGCAATGTAACCGGGCAGGTTTCCAATGTTCGCGCCGGCACGGTTCGCATCGATACGCGCCGCCTCCTGATATTTCTGGATGGTGCGGGCAATACTCGCTACCTGGTCATTGAGCTTCGATGTGTCCAGGTTGTTGCCAATACGCCATAGCGCGTCAGCGATATCGACATCCGAATCGCCCTTGGCCAGGATCGCGGTCAAGTCTTGGCGCTCCAGATCGTGGATAAACCCACCGATGTAGGCATCACCCAGAGCCTTCTGCTCAGCGGCGACCGACATACGCGAACCCTGGCGGGCCAGGTTGGTCCCCACCAGTAGCGATTCAATACCCAGGTCTGGCCGGTCAGCGAAGCTGCCACGAACAAAGGAAACGATCTCGCCCCGCCGGCGCAGGTTGAGCAATGCGTTGCGCTTCTCGATCAGCGCCGCGTGCTGGGCCTGCTTACCCAGTTCATCGGCTGCACGCAATGTGGCCTGTTCCATGCCCAAGGCGCCCTCCCTGGCCATCAGTTCCTTGGCCCTCCCCCGCAACAGTTCGAATATCTCAGCCACTTCTCTGTCTTCAAGGTTGCCAGCGGCAGCCCGTACAGCGTCGATGCAAGGCGTCATTGTCCGTTCCTTATGTCGCATACGGCAGCTGCGCGGTATGCCTTCGAATATTGTTCGGCGCGGTCGGCCTGGGCCTGGGCGGCGTCGGCTTCATCGCGGCTTGCGGCCAGCACATCAGCCCGATCCTGTTCCGGGAGCTGGTCGAGCATTTCCTTAACCAGGGCTTCGTCCTCGTCGAACTGCTGGCGGGTGGCTTCGAAGTCGTCCTGCGGCTGGGACTTTGGCGCACTGTCCACGCGCAGGCTTTCGGCCTGCCCTTCTGGGTCAACCCGGCGAGCAAGTGGGCGCTTGACGTATTCCATGGCGCCAGCGGCCTTGCCTGGCGCCTCCAGATCGAACAATGCCTGCACGTCAACATCCCGGCCGCTGACGGCCTGAGCCACAGCTGTACGAAAGGCGCTGTTGCGCACGGTCCAGTCGGCGTCCTGTGCGGTTTCGCGCGCGGTGCGAATGGCTGGGCCCAGTGGACGCACCTGATACCCCTGCATGATTTGCTTGGCACGGGCCTCAATCTGCGGGCGCAATCGCTCCGGCACCTCTCCCCGCTCAATCAAGCCAAGGTCACGCCGATCAAACTCACCTGCCCGGTTTCGCTCCAGGGTGGTGTTGATTTCGGCCTGCCGTGCGCCGATCTGCTCGCGCTGGGCGGCGATGGTGTCACGGGCTGCGCGCTCGGCCTGCTTACGGGTCATGCGCTGCCCTTGAAACTCTTTGGCCAAGTCCTTAAATGTCGCGTCCAGGTTCATAGCCCGCTGGGTCAGTGCCAGACGCTCGACGTGCAGGTCAGCCAGGTTGCCCACGCGCTCCCCCGTCAAAGTCGGGCGTATCTCGTCGATGGCCTGGCGCTCTGCATTGCGGTACAGCGTTGCGCCATCAGCATCCAGATCACGGGCAAGCGCACCGCGCAGTGCGGTTTCAGGATCCTGGTCAAAGATGCGCTCAAAGTCGGCAGCGCGCAGAGGCTGCGGGGCCTGGCGGTCAGCAGTGTTCAACACGCTTTCGACCCGCGGCGTCGGTTCCGTGGCGATCCGCCGGCGCAGCGCATCGGATACAGCGCCCCCGACGGTGTGCAGGCCACCACCGAGCAGGCCACCCATGGCGATGTTTGCCAGGGAGTCGGACAGCCCGTATTCCGTCTGATCCATACCGGCTGCGATCAGCGGGAGCGGCTCAATGATCGCAGCACCCACGGCCCCCTCAACAGCTCCAACACCCGCACGAACACCGGCACGGCCCAGCGGTGATGCAGCGCGCCCTAGCATTGCGACATAGCGTGCCTCGCCCACCACCGGCACAAATGCCGAAGCAATGTTGAGCGGGTCAAGTAGTGAAGCGGCAACACTAGCGCCGAGCTGAGTGCCGAATGATCCACCGTTCGCCCGGGTCATGACCTGCTGTCGGGCGGCCTGCTCCCGGTGACGGTCGATAAGGATGTCGAGGGCGCCCTGGCGGATGCCTTGCTCGGGGATTTTGATGTCAAGGCCCATGCCTGAAACCTTGTCCCGCGCGGCCTGCGCATCCATAAGCGGTGTGTCGGGCTCATTGCGTGGCGGCACCAGAATGGATTCGGTGTCGCCAGTCAGGCGTAGGCCTTCCTGGGCCTGGCCGAGCTGCTCGGTACGAATGATGGCGCTCGACGGGTTGGTCGAGAACGCGCTGCCAAAGGCCGCGTCCCATACCTCGCCAGAGTCGGCCGGGATGTCGAGCATCGTCCGCCGGTCAAGAACCGGCGCATCACCTGCATAGATAGTCATGGCATGAACCCCATTGGTGCCACGCGGTACTGATCGGGCTCGCGCAGGCCTTTCTGTTGCAGGTCGGCCCAGCTGCGGGTGATGGGCTGACCATCGGCGCCGCGCACGCGGTAGCCATTCAGCGTCAGCGATAGCCCGCTTTCGTCCTCGTTCGGCACCCACTGGCCACTGGATTGCAGCGCGTCGTGCAGTTGCTTACGGTTCTGTTCCTCGGTGACGCCGGCGAACCCAGGCAGCGGCATCAGTTCATCAGGTTTGATCTGCCGCATTGCTGCAGTTGCACCACGGCTGACCGCCTCGGTGTCCTGGGTCTTGGGGACTCGGTAGGTGCCGAAGAAGTCGTATTTGTCGTTCAGCATCCCATTCACGACCTTGGTAGCTGCCTTTTCCGGGTCCATGCCTTGGAGCACATAGGAAGTAGCGGTCCGGGCAGCGGCCTGGTACATGGTGTTGTAGGTGTTGATGCCGCCAGACTGGCCTTGCAGGGACTGAGCGAACGGCGCCATGGCAGCGGATACCGACTGATTAATCGTATCTTTCTGCCCCTTTTGAAGGCCTGCATGCAGATCGCTATCCTTGATGCTGGCTACCGACGCCATGCGCTCGGCCACATCCTTCGGCAGGCCGGTGGCGATTACCTGTGCCTCGGCCGGGAGCTTGTTGCCCACCTGCTGCAACACCGCTGGGAAGTCCTTGCCCCACAACTCTTGCTGCTGCTCAATCATCGTCGCGGCGTTTTCACCTCCATTGAGCTGGTTGGTGAAGTTCGCAACCAATTGGTCGGCGGCGGCATCCGGCAACAACTTGGGCTGCTTGACACCCAGGCGCTGCTGTTCGGCCAGAGTGGTTCGCGCGTAAGCCTGGTAGGCCTCCGGCGTTCCATCTTGCTGGGCAGTAGCGAAGGCGCGTTGCACGGTCGGGCTGTACTTTGCTACGTACGCGGCCGGGTCGGTCTGCTGTTGTTTCATCAGCCCGACGCCCACGTTTGTGAGGTGCTGGTAAAGCTGGTTGTCTTCCTTGAAGCCTTCGCCGGCGGTGCCGTCCTGAGCTGGCTGGAACTTCCCAAGGATCGCCTGGCGCTCTTGTGGATCGGCGGTGGCGAATTCCCGTATAGCGGGTGCCAGCGCCTGGACCTTAGAGAATCTATCGTATTCCTTGGCGCCCTTCTCCGGCCCGTACGCTGCGGCAAAGTCCACCTTCGATGGTGGATTGTCGAAGTCCAAGCCCTGCGAATAGGCGGCGCTGGCATCCTGAACTCGGCTGCTCAGCTCCATGCGGTTGATGGCCTGCATCTGGCGGGCTTCCACCTGGCGCTGACGCGCCTCGGCATCAAGGCGTCGAAAGCCCTGGTCGATACCGTTGCTGGTGCGGATCTGATCTTCGGCCGTCATCGTCTCCTTATAGGACTCGTAATAGCTCTTGGCCTTTTGCGGGGAGTCGATCAGCATCCGCTGGATAACGGCAGAGGACATGCCGCTGTTGGTTTCCAGGCGTTCAGCCTGCGCAGCCTCAGGCGACAACCCAAGGCGCTGGGCGCGACTGGTTAGAACTGCATCAACCTTCTGACGGTACTGAGCAACCTTGGTTGGGTCTTGGTATTCCAGGGCCGCGCCCTGCATGGATGTTTCAAGCTGGGCCTTTTCAACTTGGCCGTAGTAGTTCTGGCGCTCCCCATGCTCGTAGCGATTCAGGTCGCTGGACAGGGAGTTGCGCCGGCTGTTGACGATCTGCGCATACCTGGCCTTCTGCTGATCGTTAGTCAGGGTTTTGGCAATCTCAGCCTGAGCCTTGTCGAACTGATCCAGGGTCTGATTGGTGACATCTAGGGCGTTTTGACCTTTGCGGGTATAGGCGCCGTTCTCGCCGTAAATGTTCTGCTGCTGCCACTTGGTGAGCTGGTTGTCGGCATCCATCAGCAGCGCGGTGTCGGCCTTCTCGCGCTCTTTGTCCATGAGCATCTGCGCGCCGCGCCCCAGTGTTTGCAAGCCTTGGGCAATCGAGGTGGTGTCAGGTGCAACACCCTGCAACTGAATAGGGCGCGTGGGCTGCTGCTGAACCTGTGCAGTTTCGTATGTCGGTACCCGTGGCATTATCGAGCCCCCGCGAATGAACCAAACGCACCGCCAATACCACCGAGGATTGAGCCCATGGCGGCGGTGTTACCGTTCTGCACGGTCTGGTTGGCGTTGAGCAGATCCTGCTTGGCCTGCACGCGGTAGCCGTAGGCCTCGCGCGCGGCGTTGTTCTGGATCGTCAAGGCATCCAACTCACCGAGCATGGCGGTGTCATCCTGAATCTGTGCGGCGCTCCCGCTGTTCACGTCGATGCCATTCGCGGCCTGCACGCTCCGCTGGGTGCCTATCGCCTGCCCAGTGCGGACGCGCTGCCAGTCTGCCGTCGTATCGCCGGCGTTCAGCACTTCCTGTGCCGTCTGCTGCTTGAATCCGGCGTTCTGCTGCATCATGTCCGACTGAAACGCGGCGTTCTGTTTCTGCCCTTGGGCCTGCATCATGCTGCCCGCCAGGCCAATGGCGACGGGTATCAATGCCATCCAGCACATGGTTATTCCTCTCGATTCAGCGTGAAGGGGTAGAACGGAAGGCGCTTAGGCCCATACGGGACGGCCTCGCCGAAGTTGAAGCCCAGCCATTTCAGCCAGCGAATGGCCGAGGTGTTTCGGGCGTCGACGTAATTGATGAGGTGGCGGTGCCGGGTAAGCATCCCTTGCACCTCTGGCTTGCAGACCTTGAGGAACGCACGAGCATTGCGCTCGACGTGGGTGGTACTGATCAGCCAAGGCACACCGACAGAGCCCAGAACGCTATGCACCGCATCGCCGAACACTGCGACTATGTGACCGTCGACCACGATCTTGCGGGCGTTCAGGCTGTCGTTGATGCCCTGTAGTAATTCCAGCTCCAGTGAGACGCCTAGCCCCTCGACGATCTCGTCGATATCGGCCTGGCGCACGTCGCGCAGGATCAGCGGAATATCCTCTGGCTCGATGTGCAAAACATCAGCGACCGCCAATGGTCACCTCCGGAATCACCGCAAGGACCGATAACGGCAGTGGGTCAGTTTGGCGGATGAACACCCTGCCCTTGCCCAGCCAGTCGTTGGAGATCGGGATTTCCGCCTGCCCGGTGAGCAGCTCAATAGGCGGCTCGTACTCGTCTCGATCGGTCTTGCATTCGTACAGGTGGTTTTTGTCCTTGCCTGCGAAGATGCCTCGCGATTCCTCGACGCGCACGGTCAGGCCGGTGACGGCAATCTTCTTGTCTTGGACCGTCTCGTTTGCGTTTTTAAGCTCAAGGTCGAGGGTCTCCATGTCGGACGTGTACTGCAGTCCGACGTGGGCGATGCCAGCAGCCTCTTGCAGCGCAATGGAACCGCCAGACACAACGCGCCGGGGGTGAACGCTGCCATCGGCAAGTATGGAAACGGTCTTGCCCTCAAGGTGCCCCAGTCCGGACAGTGTTTTAACCTGGCGAGCCCAAACCGAAACAGGCACGCCACGCAGCGATACCGGGCAGATGATCAGCAGCTTCACGGTAACCACGCTGGCGCTGGTGTAACCCACCACCTCAACTCGGACTATCTCCGTGGTCTGATCGTCGTTAGCGTCAGTGACAACCGCTTTCAGCGAGTAGTTGACGCCAATGCTGCCGACGGTGAATGGTGCGTGCCCCACGGCCGTCATGGTGACCACTTCAGGAAAGCCCCAGGTCGTGCCACCCGACAACGTCATGGTCTTGGCCGTATCAGCGTTCCGCCCGTCGTACGTCAGGCCGCAATCGACGAAGAACGCGTCTTCAATGCTGGTGATCTGCCGACTAGCCATGCGCTCGATGTAACGCTTCTCGACGCCATTGATGTTGCGGCGAACCACCATGTACAGCACGTCTTCCTGGCCCTCTGGGATACACGCGATGGACTCAATGAAGCCATCCGTGTCGTGCCAGTGCCAGCCCACCAGCTGCTGTTCTGGCACGTAGGTCATGCCCAGCAGTACGCCGTCGTCGCGCACGTACCAGACAATGGAGTCAGGAACCTTCTGATAGGCAACGTTCGTTAGCTCTTTGCCCTTGAACAGGTGCGCACTGAACAGCGTCAGGTCGTCGGCGGCGAACCCGTCAGCATTCAGGGAATAGCCGAAGGACGACACTCGGTTGCCACGCGCCTGGACATACACGGCGCTGTTGCCCACCACCACGGGCGGAACGATTGATGAGCCATCGTAACCCTCAGGGCTGGCTTGGACGGTCTTGGCTGACAGCCCTGTGTCGCCGCCCGCAATGGTGAACTCCGCGCCAGTGGTGAGCGCAATCAATTTGCGCAGCCCCAGCAGGTGGCGAACGCGGTTCACCTTGTTGCTGCTCAAAGTGAAGGTGATGGCGTCATCATCCTTGTTCGGCACCGAGTAACCGAAGTTCTTGAACAGCCCGGTTTTACTGGTCCATACGGTCTGCGGCTTCAAATCGCTGCCGGCGAATATCAGGCGCTGCTGGTAATAAACCACGGCGCCAGGGTAATTGCCGGCGCCCACGAATGGGTCATTGCCGTTCGGTGGCGTGTCGGTCTTGACGGCGGTGATGTTCTGATCGGTGAAGGTGGTACCGGTAGCACGACCAATGAACCCGTAGATCCCTGCGCCGGCGTTGTCCTTGTAGACGATGTAGTAGGTTGCACCGGTGACCGCCGCCCAGGTGATAGTGGCCGAGGCAACGTCGGCATGGCTGGTGATTGGGTTGGAAGTGGCCGGCAGCGATTCGTCCAGGGTGTTGCCGTCATCCAGCACCGCCGTTACCTGGTAACGCCACGTCTGGGCAACTCCGGTGCCGCCGCCAGTGACGGCCGTGGCGGATGCTGGAGCAGCAATACGCGGGGCAAGGTTGATTTCGGCTGTGGTCCAGTTGTCGTGAGCCAGGCGGTTCAACTCACGGGGCTTATAGGTAGGCTGCGCGAACGTCATCACGTCGGCGGACTGGGTGAAATTCAGCAAGGCCAGATCGTTCTGTGTGTATGGCAGCGCCAGCTCGAAAGGCTGGCCAATGTTTGGGCCTGAGCTATACAGCACCTGCCCGCCATCCTTGATTACCCGCATGTTCAGGTCGCCGAACGCGAGCACGTAGGTCTGCACGTCGTTGAACTGGAACGGGATCAGCCGGCAACGCTTAGTCGAATCCTTGACCTCGGCAACCAGGCGAGTGCCCGCCCGGTTACGTACGCCGCCATATGGCATAACCGTGAAGTTACGGCACAGTTTCAGGCCGGTGTAGTAACGGGCGATATCGGTACGGGCGCTGGCCGATGGCGACAGCTCGCCCGCAGCGAAGGTCGGTTGAAGTACTCCGCTCATGCTCGCACCGTAATAAATTCAGACTCAGGCTCAACATCGTCCTGGGATTCTTCGAAGGCTGAGCCCTCGGCCAATGTCAGGGCCATTTGGTATTGCTGGGCCGCAAACTGCTGAAGGTCTGGCTTGGAGCTGAGCGGCAACGCCAGATCCATTGCCAAACGCCAAGCCAGCGCGTCAGCGAACTGCGGGTCGAAGAACGTTGAGTCCTGGACCTTGAAGGTAAAGCGGCATGCCGCCTCGGGCTGATCGGTGTGAATCACACGACCGCCGGCGTCATACCCAATCTTGAATGGGATTTGCTGGTCGACTGACAGCGCCCGGCGCCAACCTGGCTGCACGATGTCTCGCACCTGCAAGCAGTCCGACGGATAGCGATAACGGTAGGCCCAGCCCGGCGCGGGGCTGCCCAGGCTAGCCAGTGCAACAATGGATTCCGCGAATGGCCAGGGAAACGCCTGCAGCACCAGTTCACGCAGCGGGCCATAAAACACCCGGCACAGTTCAGCGGCCTTGCTCTTTTCCGTGAACGACACAATCGGCTGGGTGTAAGCAACCCGCGACAACGCGATGTTGCAGATCTCTACGTCGCTGGACATTCGGGAACCTCAGAAAAAGAAAAGGGCCCCGAAGGGCCCTGAGGGTTGTTGCTGGTGATCAGGCGTCTGGCAGGTCCGTGTCGTTACCTGTGTCGTCGCCATCGTCGGCCTGGTCGTTGTTGCCTGCATCCTGCTGGCCCAGGTGTTCCGACTTGGTGATATCGCCGCCTTCGTTCAGGCGAGCCGCTTCGGCCTCGGCCTCGGCCTTGTTGCCGATGAAATCGCCAACCCGCTGTTCGTTGCCATCCTTGATCACGAACTTGCCAGCAGCGCCACGAGCAGCAACATAGCCAAGCCAGCCACCGCCGCCAGGACCGTTGGCCTGCGTAGCCATTGGTGCACCCAGCGGTTTCAGGTTGCCGCCAGGACTGTCGATTTCCAGCGCCACCGTTTCACCTGGCTCATAGAGCCGGCCGTTGATAAACGACCGCTCCAGCACTTCATAGCGCTTAGGCATTGGTCTGCACTCCAGCGACGATGCCGGCGGTTACTTTGCCCAGTGTTGGGGCGGTACCGGTCACGGTGTAGTTGAGGCGCAGAAAGCGTTCAGTCTTCTGCGGCAAGGTGATGACTGGAGCCTGGTAACCCAGCTTCAAGTCGGCCAGCGGAACCACGACCGAATACAGCGAGCGCGGGGAACTGAACGCCGAGTTGTCATCGGTCTGAAGCTCGATGGTGAGGCTGGTCAGGGTGTTGAATGCCTCAACAACCTGAATGACCAGCGGAATATCACCAGCGCGGCCAACGTCCTTGTTATCGCCACGGTCAATGGTGTTCGTCGAAACAGCAGAGGCGGTGATTGCCTGAGCTGCCGAGAACTGTAGTTTTGCGTCGAAAAGCATGATGGTCTCTCCTAGATAGGGGAAAGCCACGCAGTCGTTAGACTACGCGGGCTTCGGTGTTGAGCAGCGCGTCGACGCGCTTAATTGGCATGCCCAGGAACTCGGGGATCTTCTTCCCGGCGTACTCGCCGAGCGTCAAGTTGACGTTTTTGGAGTTCATCGCCTGCAGGTGCAGGAAGGTCTGCATGGTGCGGTTGGCGTAGATGATGGTCCGACCTTCGCCCTGGTCAGGATTCTCCAGTTGGTAGTAAGCCTTGATCATCAGTTCGATGATCTTGGCGCCGGTTGCCGCATCGCTGGTCAGGGTGGTGACATCAATGTTCGCGATGCGCGCGTTTGCACGCCAGTCACGCACCGACATACCGATGTCCCACTTGAAGTGATCGCGATACGCCTGGAACTCCAGACCGTTTTCGTCGAGCACGGTGTCTTCACCCAGGTTGCGGTGAACGAAGCCGGCCACGCTGCCTTTCGGATACAGCAAGTGCGTGGTCATTTCGCCCCACGTCACAAACCAGATCGATGCGTTGGTCGAACCGGTACCGCCGGCGTCGATGATGTTTGCGCCCGAATCAGCAGACTTGTCGTTGTAGCGCGGCGACAACCCCAAGAACGCCTCAGGCTCCGAGCCGGTGTTGCCGTAGAACATGTAACGCGAGGCCTTGTTGTTGAAGCCTTGCAGCTTGGCGATGTTCTCCGATACGCGGAACGCGTCAGCATTGCCGCTCAGGTCGGCCAGCGCCTTATCGACCTTGCCGTAATCTTCCATCATGCCGGTGGTGTCCAGCACAGGAACGGTGGTCGACTTGGTCGGCTGTACGCCTTTGTTGAACAGGCGCCAAGTTGGCTCAGGGATACCCGATCGCATGGTGGTTTTGTGCTTGGAGCCGTCGTTGCACTCCTGGTACTCGGCGTCCATGAGGATGTCGTTACGCTTAGCCATCAGCTCGACGATCTTCATGATCTTTTTGTCTTTGTCTTCCCTGCTGAACTTGTCGATCAGGGTCGGCATGGTCGAAGTCAAAATGCCCATCTGTGTATCTCCTACGGTTGGTCAGGGCCTTACTTGAAGGCGTCGATGATGCTCATTTCTTTGGGAGCGTCGGCCTGGCTGCCAGGCAAGACGAACTTGTCTTCCGAGATAGCCGCGCTTATGCGGTGGCAGAACTTGAACAGCGCCGGGTGGTTGCCCAGCCCGGATTGATTCAGCAACTCGGTTAATGCCGGGTCGCCGAAGGACTGAATGACCTTGATGGCGCTAGCTACGCTCTTGTCGTAGTTCTCGCCGCCGATTTCAGGGTCGTTCTTGATGGATGCGGCCCATTCCTGGGATTGCTTGGTTACAGCGGCCTGGTATTCCTCGGCCTGCTTGGTCGCCAACTGGGTCTGGAAGTCGATCAGCTGTTGAGCCTTGGCCTGCGGGATGTTCAGTTCCTTGGCCAGGTTCTTGAATTCGCCCAGGACATCGGCGTCCATTTCCATGCCTTCGGGCAGAGAGAAGTCCTCGTAAGCTTCGGGAGCGCTGGTTTCGGCCTTGAGCTTCGCGGCAGCATCAGCGTCTTGCTGGATCTGCTCAGGGGTTTTGGGCGTGTCCGGCGCCGCCGCATCTGCTGGGGCTGGCGGGGTCAGCAACGAACCTTCGACCGGGGCTGACGGTGCATCGGCTGCAGGGGCAGCTGCGGGAGCAGTAGCACCACCACCCTGCCCGCCATCGGCTGGCGCCTCGTTCATGTACACGCGGCCAAGCAGCTTCATCATCAAAGGGCTCATTCATCTGTCTCCTGGGTTTGTTCGGGGATCGGCTGCGGCGCGTTCTCGGCAGCCATGA